CGACCGGCTCGCCCGCCACCTCGGCGACATCCCGGCCCTCATCCACGCCGCAGCCATCGGCTACGCCGGGCAGGCCCGCATCACCCGCCACGACTCCGGCGCCCGCCAACCCGACCCCGACGACGCCCTCCCCCAGACCTCGAGCATCCAGCGCCTGCCCTGGGACGAAGGCATCTCGACGACGGTCCGCGCGCTGCGCAACGAGCTCGTCGCCAACGTCCGCTCCCTCCTCGAGGACCGGGGCCTCGTGCCGCTCACCGGCCCCGCCTGCCCGTCGTGCGTGCACCTGTCATGCTCCCGGATCCGCACCTCCCGCTGGCCCGCCGACAACGTGCCGGCCATGGCCCGCTGGCTGCTGGCCCGCATCGGCTCCCTGCGTCAGCAGCCCGACGCCGCCGAGATCGCCGACCGGGTCGGCAAGGTCGTCGGCCGGGTCCGCTCGTCCGTCGACCGGGCACCCGAGCTGCTGTACGCCGGGCCGTGCACCAACGACCTGGTGCCGGTCGAGGTCGACGGGACGATCAGGATCCGCGAGTGCGGCACCTGGTCGCCGACCGAGCGCCGGGTCCTGCAGACCGACCTGTTCGCCCCGCTCGACGCGTCGATGGTGACGTGCCCGCGCTGCGAGATGCAGTACGACGTCGAGGTGCGGCGGGAGTGGATGCTCAAGGCCGCGGACGACCACCTGGCCCGGGCGTCGGTGATCGCGCACGCGCTGACGGCGATGGGCCGGGAGGTGACGCCGAAGCGGGTGCACAAGTGGGCCGAGCGACACCGGCTGACGGCGCACGGGGAGGACGAGCTGGGCCGGCCGCTGTACCGGGTCGGCGAGGTGGCGGCACTGCAGCTGGAGGACGCGGCGCGGGACGCCGCGCAGGCGGCGAGACGTGGGAGGTTAAGCGCATGACACTGGTCGAGTTCATCGAGGCGCGGCTGGCCGAGGACGAGGCGGCGGCGCGGGCTGCCTGTAGGCCGCGACCAGACTTCGGCTCGCCAGACAGATGGGAGCCAGGCGTCGGGTTGCCTGCCGAAGTCATGGGGCCGATGGAGAGTGTCGCGGGCACGAAGAGTCCCGCAGCAGCCGCTCACATCGCCCGCCACGACCCGGCCCGCGTCCTGCGCGAGGTCGAGGCCCATCGACGAATGGTGGAGGAGCTGTGGCTCGTGCGTGACTCGCTGCCCGTCGAGCTGGCCCTCTGTGCCCTTGCTTCGGTGTACGCCGAGCATCCCGACTTCCGCGAGGAGTGGCGGCCTTGAGCCGGTAGACACGCCGCCCGCAGGCGCCCGTTCTTGACATTCCGGGCAGCATTGGGGACAGTGCGTGCGGCAGACCAACCCTGCCCGAAACCGCCCGGCCACCGCGCCGGGCGTCGTCATTTCCGGGGCAGGTGAGCGCGTGACCGCCTCCGCGTTCGCCCACGCCGCCGACATCCTCGAGCACGGCGTCGCCGCCTTCGGAACCCCCGGCGCCCTCGAACAGCGCATCGACCCGCGCACCCGCCAGACCCCGGCCCTCGACCTCATCGACGCCGCGCTCGTCCGGCTCCGCAACGAGCCCGACGCCCGGCAGATCCTCACCATGGCCCCGCAGGAAGGCAAGTCCGTGCGGGTCGCCGGCGCCTTCCCCACCTGGTGGCTCAAGGAAGTCAACCCCGACGCCCGCGTCGTCGTCGCGTCCTACGGCCAGACCCTCGCCACCCGCAACGGCCGTGCGATCCGCCAGCGCATCACGAACAACCCGTGGATGGGTCTGCGGATCGCCCCCGACAACGGCGCCGTCCACGAGTGGACGCTCGCCGGGCACCGCGGCGGCGTGCTGTCCATCGGCATCGGCGGCGGCCTCACCGGACGCCCCGCCGAGCTGCTGGTCATCGACGACCCGATCAAGGACCGCACCGAGGCCGACTCCGAGGCCTACCGCCAGAAGGTGTGGGACTGGTGGCGCGACGTCGGGTCCGCCCGTCTCGCCCCCGGCGCCCCCGTGGTGCTGATCCTGACCCGCTGGCACGAGGACGACCTGGCCGGGCGGCTGCTCGCCGACAACGAGTACGGCGACTGGCAGGTGCTGAACATCCCGGCGCAGGCCGACCACGACCCGGCGAAGGGCGAGACCGACGTGCTGGGCCGCGAGCCCGGCGAGTTCATGCAGTCCGCCCGAGGCCGCACCGTCGAGCAGTGGGAGCGGCGCAAGCGCGAAGCCGGGTCCCGCTCCTGGCAGGCGCTCTACCAGGGCCGGCCCTCCCCCGCCGAGGGCGACCTGCTCAAGCGCGAGTGGTGGATGCGGTACGACCAGCCGCTGTGGATCGACCGTGATAACGGCTCCCGCTGGGTGCCCGGCGTCGACGGGCTGAACGCCGAGATGATCCAGTCCTGGGACATGACGTTCAAGGACACCGAGGGCACCGACTTCGTCGTCGGGCAGGTGTGGCTGCGCCGCGGCATCGACGTGTACCTGCTCGACCAGGTGCGCGGCCGCATGTCGTTCGTCGAGACGCTGCAGCGGTTCCGCTCGCTGACCGCGCGCTGGCCGCAGGCGACGCTCAAGCTCGTCGAGGACAAGGCCAACGGCCCGGCCGTCATCTCGTCGCTCAGCCACAAGATCCCGGGCATCGTCGCCGAGGAGCCGACCGGGTCGAAGCGCGCCCGAGCGTCCGCGACGACCCCGTTCGCCGAGGCCGGGAACGTGTGGCTCCCCGAAGACGAGATCGCCCCGTGGATCGGCGACTTCATCGAGGAGGCCGCCGGCTTCCCGACCGCGACGCACGACGACCAGGTCGACGCGTACTCGCAGGCGATCAACCGGCTGCTGCTCAACCCGCTGCTGAACGACACCGTGTACGGCGAGGACGACCTCGACGAGGAGCTCGCCGACTACGCGATCTCCCGCTACTGAGAGGGGCGCTGCCGTGTCGACGTTCCTCGACTGGCTCCGCGGCACCGACGACCTCGCCGAGTCCGGCGGCGACGCGGTCGACACCGTCGCCGAGATGCAGGAGATGCTGCGCGCCGAGCAGGAGTCGAACCTGCTGCTGCTCGAGGAGAACGCCGACCTCGAGCTCGCGCTGGAGGACCGCGGCTGGCGGCGGATGTCCCTGTCGGACAACGTCGAGTTCTCCCGCTCCGGCATGCGCCGCATGGTCGCGCTCTGCCAGGTCATGGCCGTCAAGAACCCGCTCATCAAGCGCGGGCTGGCGCTGCGCACGTTCTACGTGTGGGGCCTCGGCGTGTCGATCGCCGCCCGCTCCACCGGCCCCGACCGCGACAACGCGCAGGCGCAGGACGTCAACGCCGTCGTGCAGGAGTTCCTCGACGACGACGGCAACAAGGCGTCGCTGACCGGTGAGCAGGCCCACGAGGAGAACGAGCGGGCGCTGGGCACCGACGGCAACGTGTTCTTCGCGCTGTTCACCTCGCCGCTGACCGGCCGCGTGCAGGTGCGAACGCTGCCCTTCGACGAGGTCGACGACGTCATCACCAATCCGGAGGACCGCTCCGAGCCCTGGTTCTACAAGCGCCGCTGGACCGCGACGGTCATCGACCCGGTCACGGCGACCGCGAAGCCGACCGAGCAGATCGCGTACTACCCGGCCCGCGGCTACCGGCCCGCAGCCCGCTTCCGCACGATCGACGGGCACCCCGTGTACTGGGACGCGCCGGTCGTGCACGTGCGGGTCAACGGCAAGGCCACCTGGAAGTTCGGCATCCCCGACGCGTACGCCGCGATCGACTGGGCGCGGGCGTTCAAGGAGTTCCTCGAGGACTGGGCGAAGCTGGTCAAGGCGCTCTCCCGGTTCGCGTTCCGCGCCACCACGCCGGGCTCGAAGGCCCGCCGGCAGGCCGTCGCCGCGAAGCTGTCCGAGGCCGCGCCGGTCAGCGCGACGACGGGCCGCACGCAGGACGTCGGCGCCACCGCAGTCACCGCACCGGGGCAGACGCTCGAGGCGATCCCGAAGACCGGCGCGACGATCGACTCCGAGTCGGGCCGGCCGCTGGCGATGATGGTCGCCGCCGCCCTGGACGTGCCCGTGACGATGCTGCTCTCCGACCCGGGGCAGACCGGCGCCCGCGCGACGGCGGAGACTCTGGACCGCCCGACCGAACTGATGGCCGGCATGCGCCGCGCGATCTGGGGCGCCGCCCTGCAGCAGGTCCTGTCGTACGTCGTCGACTCGGCGGTCAAGGCGCCGCGCGGGCCACTCAAGGGCACGGTGACCCGCGACCCGGAGACCGGCCGCGAGCGCGTCACGCTGGCAGGCGACACCGAGCGCACGGTCGACGTCACGTTCCCCGACCTCGACGAGGTCGACATCGAGAAGGTGATGAAGGCGCTGACGGCCGCCGACTCGCTCGACGTGGTCCCGCCGCTGGTCCTCGCGCGGCTCGTCCTGCAGGCGCTCGGCGTCGAGCAGGTCGACGAGATCCTCGAAGAGCTGGTCGACGAGAACGGAAACTTCGTCTCACCCTCGGCTAACGCCGGCCAGGCCGCGGCCGACGCGTTCCGGCAGGGCCGTGACCCCGTCGGCGCGGTCGGCGAACCCAACGACCCGACCGGGGGTGCCCGATGAGCGAGCGAGAGGACTCGACCGTTGCGACGATGGTGCACGCGCGCCGCGTCGACGAGCTGCTCCTGAGTCTCGTCTCGGACATCCTCGGCCGGGTCACCCGCCACGACCGGTCCAAGCTCGAGCCGCCCGAGAAGGACACGTTCGACGAGTACTCGCCCAAGCTGAAGGCCTCCACCTACGGCTCGGCCGAGTACAAGTCGTTCCTGGCCGAGATGCAGGTCGCGCTCGACCACCACTACGGGGCGAATCGTCACCACCCCGAGCACTTCGCCGACGGTGTCGCGGGCATGACGCTGGTCGACCTGGTCGAGATGCTCGCCGACTGGAAGGCCGCCGGCGAACGCCACGCCGACGGCTCGATGGCCCGGTCGCTGGAGATCCAGAAAGACCGGTTCGGAATCTCCGACCAGCTGCAGGCAGTGCTGGTCAACACCGCCCGCGAGGCGGGATGGCTCGACGAGGGCTAGGCGTGTGCCTGGCGGACGTGTCGTAGCGGTCGACCTGTGGTGCCGCTGCTGCGGCGCGACCATCGCCGAGGTCGGCACCCAGTACACGTCCGCGTTCGTCGACTCGCACATCGACGTGCGGGTGACCGGCTGCCTCGTCGTGCTCGACGACACCGGCGGCACCGAGCGGTGGGAGCTGATCCGCTAATGGCGATCACCCGCCGCACCGTCCGCCTCGCCGACGACCTGCGACTCTCCGTCAACGGCCTCGCCGACCAGGTCACCCGCGAGCTCGTCACCGGATGGGTCCGCGCGTACGACGGGATGGTCGGCGAGCTGCAGGACGCCGTCGACGACCTGCTCGCCGTCGGGCAGGGCGAATGGCCGACCCGCGCCCAGATCAACCGGGCGACCCGCGCGCAGAAAGCGCTGGGCACAGCACGGGCCGCGCTCGCCGACCTCGCCGCCGACGCCCGGGTGCGGATCACCGACGCCGCCGGGGAGGCCGTGAGCCTGGCGGCCGAGGCGCAGCCGCACATCATCGCCTCCCAGTTCCCGCCGGCCACCGACGCCGTCGGCCTCGCCGCCTCGTTCGACCGGGTCAGCGCCAAGGCGATCGACGCGATCGTGCGCCGGTCGACGAAGCAGATCACGTCGCTCACCCGCCCGCTGTCAGCCGAGGCCACGGAGTCGATGAAGCGGGCGCTGATCCGCGGCGTCGCCGTCGGGGAGAACCCGCGGGTCGCCGCACGCCGGATGCTCGGCAAGCTCGAGGGCTCGTTCAACGGCGGCCTGACCCGGGCGCTCACCGTGGCCCGCACCGAGATCATCGACGCGCACCGCGCCGGAGCCGCGGCCGCGCAGAAAGCCAACGCCGACGTACTCGCCGGCTGGGTGTGGACCGCGCAGCTGGACTCCCGGACCTGCCCGTCGTGCTGGTCGCAGCACGGGCAGCTGCACGACGTGGACGAGTCCGGCCCGAACGACCATCAGCAGGGCCGGTGCGCGCGGGTGCCGAAGTCCAAGACGTGGGCCGAGCTCGGGTTCGACATCGACGAGCCGCCCGACGTCATCCCGGACGCGCGCCAGAAGTTCGACGCGATGCCGCAGGCGGACCGGCTCAAGGTGATGGGCGCGCAGCGGCTCGACGCGCTCGACACCGGCCAGGTCGACTGGGCGGGGCTGTCGACGCGGCGCTCGACGTCAGGGTGGCGCGACTCGTTCGCGCCTACCCCGGTCAAGGACCTCGTCGCCGGCTGATGTGCACACCCCCACCGGGGCAGGCGTGGTGCCTGTGCCGCGACGCTCTGGAGTGGGCGCGGTGGCTGCTCGACGCGCTGCCGCCGCCCGGTCCACCCGTCGTCTACGTCGTGGCCGGATGCACGCCGTCGGGCGGCACGACGAGCACAGCGGGGCAGCGCTCGCACACGTAGTCGCTGTGCCCGCCGTCGTCCGCGAGGGTCACGCCCGCCAGTCGCCACACGTGCTCGACGCAGTCCGCGTCGTCGTCGACACCCACCCGCTCACCGTAGGAGTCGCCGTGCCTGACCGCCAGACCCTGGCCGAGTCCCGGCCGACCCTGCTCGCCGAAGCCACCGGCACTCCTGGCCGGTACAAGGTCCAGCTCATCAACCCCGGCTGGGGCTCGAGCGGGCACTACTCGTCCGACGTGCTCGCCGAGGCCGCCACCCGCAAGGTGTTCCCCGCCGGCCTCAAGATGTACGCCGACCACCCGACCCTCACCGAGGAAGCCGATCGGCCCGAGCGGTCCGTGCGCGACGTGTGGGGCAAGCTCGTCACCGACGCCACGGTCGGCGACGACGGCGCTCTGATCGCCGAGATCCAGGTCCGACCCGACGTCGAGCCCGTCGTCGACTTCCTCGCCGACGCCACCGGCCTGTCGATCCGAGGCAACGGCACCTTCGAGGTCGGCGAGGCCGAAGGGCGCACCGGTCGCATCATCACCTCCATCGTCGAGGCCACGTCCGTCGACTTCGTCACCGACGCCGGCCGCGGCGGCCAGATCCTCGGCC